CTGGTACAGCATCAATTCACCCTCTACTTTCTGGTTGCCACTCTGGATGCTGAGCGCCTTGCTGCCACGTCCGTAGAGATGTTCCTTGTCGGTGGTGACTTTATACTTCACTCCCATGAAGCCTTGCAACTCGCGCCCCAGCACGATGAGGCTGATGTCCTTAAACCCGTATTGATTGCTGTTGAATGCCATTGTTCAGGTCAGTTTGCGGGATTGTTGAACCCCAATTGGATTTCTATCGCTTTGGCGTAGCCCACCGGCGTGATGCGCAACTCCACACAGATTTTGTTGGTGCTGAGCACGTTTTGCTGGTCGTCCACAAAAGCATTGACAGCGCTGATTTCGCTCTCGGCAGTCATGGCGGTGTTGATGGCGGTCTCGATGATGGTCTGGTAGTATTTGGCCTTCACCGTGGCGATTTTGCCAGTCGAGTCGATGAGCACCTCGTCGAGCAGTTCCTCGGTGAAGGTGGTCGCCGCAATGCGGATGGCCTTGTCAATCACCCGGCAGCGCGCCAGGCTGCTGTAGTCGTCGGTTGCGGCCACGCAGGTCGGGTCATCGCTGAAGTAGTACCCGGCTTTGCCCGGGTGCATGCGCAGCGTGATGAAACCGTTGTTGTGAATCGCGATGGCTTTGCTCGAGTCGCTTTCGAGCGTCGCGGTGCCGAGGTATGCCGCCGTGATGGGCAGGCTCCCGTCTTTCACCCGGCCCGGATTGCGTTGCACGGGGATATTCGCCAGTCGGCCCAACAGGACGCCTATCATAGCGCGCGCGCCGCTTTCGGTATCGCCGATGAGCACGGCCATGTTCGGTTTCGTCTGCGTCTTCAGGTTGGCAAGCCCCGCCGTGGTGCCAGTGAAGGCATAGCCCTCGACGATGAAGCGAACCGGCGTGAAAGCCGCCTGCATATCGTCGGCCAGTGCCTGGCCGGTCACAAGTGCGTTGATGACGTCGAGGTCAATCTGGTTGGCGGTGGTGTTCGGCGTGTAGCCGCCAGCCGGATTGCGGCTCACACCGAGTATCCGGATACGGCCACCTGCATCCGTGAGCAGTTTTTTTGCGTTGCTCGTGGTCTTGTCCAGGATGGACGTCATATTGGTGGCCTGGCTTACCAGCATGAGCCACAACTCCGCGCCATCACCGGCTGCGTCGTAGAACGACTTGATTTGCCTGTACACATCCACCGTGTTGGTGGTGTCGTAGGCCGCATCGATGCCGATCGCCGTGAAGTCGTCGAGGTTGAAGCCCTGAAACGACACGCCGAGCGCGAGGCCGGTAGCCGCCACGCCATTTGCAACGAGACCGACTACGCCGTCCTCGCCTGGGGCCACAAGGCCCAACGCGCCGTTGGTAAGTGTTATGGATACGCCTGGGAGTGCCATTTCAAAAAGTTATGTTGAAACCATCGGTGGGGAGGTCAGTAACACCCTATGAGTGTTTCCCGCCTCCCACAGCCCGGTTCGGAATAAGAAAATCGAAAATGCTCTTGATGAAATTCAGGATGGAGTTGTCCTTTTCCGTTTTAGTCAATCGGACAATCGATTCGAGAAAAACCAACAGCGCGGGAATCAGCAGCCCTAAATTGGCTTTGATGAAAGCCCACCAGCCTACGTCTGCGTTTTGGTCCGGTGGCGTGCCTTCAGTAGGCGCTTCACCCATTTCCGTCGTCGGCGGGTCTGACGCCTCATATGTGGTCGGTGGCGTGTCTCCCTGCGAATGGACAACCGGGATGCGGTCGATTTCGCCAGGCGATTCGGATGCTGGGGTCTGAGATACTTGGCTGGATTCTTCAAAACCCTGAAATTGGACTTTGTCGGGCTTGCCCTTCAGGTCGTCGCCTGCGATGTCGAACTTGACTGCGAGCGTGGCAAGGAGTGCCAGGAGCAGTACGATTTTTGGAAAAAGGAATTTGCCTTCCATGGCGGTGTTTGCTTTTTGTCGTGAACGATTGGTGGTATTTGTCTCCGGTTAAAGAGGCTTATTTACGCTTTAGAGTCATCTTCTTCGGAGTCGGCTGGCTGGCCTGTATCGGCTTTTTCGGCTGCCCTTTTCTTGTCGGATTTTTTGCCCCTTTCCGCTGACGCTTTGGGCGCGGCTTGTTTCGGCACTTCCGGATTTTTGGCTTTCGGCTTTTCGCGTTCCACCACTTCAACAGGCTTGCCCGTAGTTTTTGAATGGCCCTCGGCCTGTCCTCTCTGTACAAAAGGCATCCCGTCAACCACATAAATCAGGTCGGTGTCGGGATAGCAATCGAATACGTTTTGCCAATTCATTGGTCAGAAATTGATAAGTTTTTGAATGATGCCGCCGCCGAGACTGGCTAAAAAGCCAATAATTGCGACCCATACCTGGTACTTCACTTTCAGCTCGATAACCAGATGCTCAAGATGTTCGAGCTTGTTGGATGTCGCCTGGTGAGCGCTCATGTCATGCTCCAGTCTGCCCACCTTTTCGTTGAGCAGGATGAGCAGCTCTCTTTCGGACAGATCGCTCAGTTGTTGTTTCATCGCCCCAAGCGGCTTTAGTTTATCGTGTTCACCCCCACCTGGACGAACTTGCCACCGTAAAAGACGAAGGATGCGACCTTCGTTTTGTTCGTGGTGCCAGTCACGCCTGCGCTGGTCACATAGGCGCTACCGAAAGTCACATCGTACGCGGTGGCGCAAGCGATTTCGATGAACAACTGCGCTCCGTTTCGCACACCCGACGATGGGGTGATGTTGATGGTAGTAGCCGCAGTGAGATTGGCCGACAACTTCAGGAGCGTCATCTGGTCGGTGACGTCCACGGCGATGGTCGTCGCGGTTGTGATGGTGCGGCTATCGGCATCGCCGAATGGATAGACTATATCAGACATTGGTCAAATGTTGAATGATTGAAGATGGTGTGGCTGTCAGAAGGCAGGTTGATTACCCTGCGGCATCCACCAGCAAGCCTACGCCTTTATCGTCGGCGCGACGGCGACGGCCCCCGTTGCGAATCAGGAAGGACACGATGTCGCCCTGGTATTCCGCGCGTTGGAGGTTCTCGAACACTTCCACACTGCCGGTCGCTTTTTCCACCATGCCTTTTTGATAAAAGACGCTGGCTTCGTTGTCGTCGGTAGCGTTGGCAGCGTCCGGCGCTTTCACCGTACCGGCTGCGGCGCAGCGAATGGTCAGGTTGCGCTGGACGAACTTGAAACCGTGCAGTGCCGGGATTTCGCCTTCCTTTATCATCACGACGTTTTGGAAATACGTCTTGAGATTGGTGTCCGCCAAAAGGTCATTGTAGTGCGAAGCGCACAGGATGAAAAAGCGGTCTTTCGCTGGCACGTTGGCGGCATCGAGTGCGGATTTCGCAGCGATGATGTCGGCTTCGGTGGCGCGTTTGCGGTTGCCGGTTGCGCCCGCAGCGCCGCCCGGACGGACGGCTGCGCCTGAAGTTGCCACCCGGAAGGCGCTGGTGTTCGGCAGGGACAATGCCCAGCGATACAGCATCCAGGTGCCGACGTCGTCGAGCAGGCTGCCGAGTTGCTCGTCAATCACGGACTGCATTTTGTTGTACGACAATTCCGCTTTGTCGATGTCCGTGATGAGCGTCGGCTGCTTCGAGAAGCGGTCAAGCGCATAGGTGATGTCCGTGTCGCCACGCTGAACTACCGTGAGCGGGTAGGTCGAATTGTTGACAATGGTGGCAGTGGGGCCACCAGATTGCGGAATGTGTACGACTGAGCCGCCATAGACGTGCTCGTCACCATTCACAGCGAATTCCATAAAACGGTTGTCCAATTTCAACCGCTCGATGATTTCGCGCTTCCACATTTCTACGTTAACTGCCATGATATGACTGTATTGATGGTTTTGTAAATGATTGCGCCGGGTTTATTCGGCGCCCACCTTGTAGTTCTTGCCGTATTCGGCTTTGTACAGTTGATTGAAGGTGCTGAAATCGTTGGCCTTCAGCGTTTGCAGCACGTCCGGGGCGTCTTTCCGGAGTTGGCTGAAGGTTTTGCCCTGGTAGGTGAATTTGCCATCGCCACCGGTTTGACCGGCAGGAACCTCGGACATCTTCACGATTTTGGGCAGGCTGTCCAGGGCTGCTTTCGTGTTGTCAAAGTCGGCGGCAAACAGGTTTGCGTACACCGGGCGCTGCGCGGCGGTGATACGGTTGTCGGTCACGGCGGCATCGAGCAGGTTGACGATTTCGACCTTGCGGGCGTCGGCTTCCTTCTCTTTCAGCAGGTTGATTTCGTTTTCGAGGTTGCCGGCTTTGGCTTTGAGTTCCTGGATGGATGCCAGCACTTTGCGCTGGTCGGCATTGTCGGTCAGTCCGAGCGCCAGTGCCACGAGTTTCAAGTCTTCCATGTTTGTGGGAATGGATGTGATTTTGCCTGTTGATGTCAGTTGCACAAGCGCCTGCGGGTCATTGAGGTTAATGGCCTGGCCGTCATCGCTGAAGAGCGCGATCGCGCTTTCGTTGGATGCGACTACTGTGATGCTGGCTTCGCGCAACCGGCTCTTTGTGAGCGTGGCCAGCGTTTGCCCTTTCAACATCAAGTTTTTCTCGGCACTCCACTGGCGAGGCATCAAACCTGCGCTGGCTTCGCTGATATAGCCCTTTTCCACTTTGCGGGCGATTTCAGCCGCGAAAGTGTCGTCCATATCAAACTCTGGTTCAGCCAGCAGCCTGTCGCCCTCAACCCGAAGGTTGACCCATTTGCCAATTGGCAAAACATCGTCCTTTTTGCCAGCCTCGCCGCGAAGATGTCCCCATAGCATGGTCAGGTCTTTTGACTTGGGCAATTCAATCCCCTCCGTCAAAACCCGAAACCCGTAAGAGTTTACTTCGCTGGTGCTGAGTACGAATGTCTTTGGCATTGTGCGCTTTGTGCGTTTTTCGCCACAAACATAATAGCATGAAACCCCGATAAAAAAGCACCCTTATCACCGTGCTGGCACTTCCCGGCACCCTGCCGGGAGCGGGGGATTGGCGGCCTTTTGTGCGCCTACTTTTGCTGACATTCTGCCGTTCGGCAGAACCGTGCCTATGAATAATGAACAGAAAAAGGAGTTCGCCAAACTCCTGTACATCCGTGAGCGTCTCACCCAGAAGGAGGTGGCTGCCCGCGTCGGCATCGGTGAACACGCCCTGGGCCGCTGGGTAAAAGAATACGGATGGGACAAACTGCGCCGCTCGCTGCTCATAACCAAGCATGAGCAAATAGCCCTGTTATACAGCCAGTTGGAATCGCTGAATGAACTCATCGCCATGCGCGAGGTGAAGGTGGCGAACAACAAAGAGGCCGACGTATTCATCAAACTCACGGCTTCCATCCGCAACCTCGAAACCGAATTGAACGTCGGTGACCGCGTCGAAATAGGAATGGAGTTCCTGGAATATGTGCGCAGCAATGCGGCGGACAAAGTCGGCGAGGTGGTGGAACTCTTCGATGCTTACATCAAAACCCGCATCAGCAAATGAGCAGCCCGCGCAGCGACAAACAGAACCTGGAGCGCTGGGAAGCCTTCCGGCAAAACCTCCAGCGCGAAACGCCCGCCCCAATCAACGAGACGGAAGCGGATAAAAAGGCGCGCATCAAACGGCTGCTCGGCAACTTCGAGGAATTCTGTAAATACTATTTCCCCAACTATACCAGCGCTCCTTTCGCGCCTTTCCACCTGAAGTTTGCCAAAAAAGTGGCACAGGCCGAGGTCATCTACATGGTCAACGCCTGGGCGCGCGAACATGCCAAGTCGGTCGTGGCCGGGCTGTTCGTGCCGATGTTCGAGATGTTCAACGGGCGGCTGTTCAACATGCTCCTGGTATCGCACAGTTATGACAATGCTTGCGAACTGCTCATGCCGCTCCTGGTCAACCTCGAAAGCAACCAGCGGTTGCTCCACGACTTCGGTCAGCAGAAAAGTTACCGGGGCTGGGAAATGGGCAAGTTTGTCACGGCTAAAGGCTGCTCGTTCAGGGCCATCGGCGCGGGCCAGTCGCCGCGCGGCAGCCGCAACGAAGAGAAACGCCCGGATTTTATCCTGGTCGATGACATCGATACCGACGAGGAATCCCGCAACCCGGTGCGACTGAAAACGAAATGGAATTGGGTCGAGCAGGCTCTATTTCCCACCATGTCCATCAGCGGGCGCAAGCGATTCATATTCGTCGGCAACATCATCGCCAAAGAAAGCATCATCGTGCGCGCCTCCAAAAAGGCTGACCACTACGAACGGGTGAACATCCTGGACAAAAAGGGGCAGCCCTCCTGGAGCGGTCGTTACACGCTTGCCGATGTCCAGTACATGCTTTCCAAAATCTCCTATGCCAGTGGGCAAAAAGAGTATTTCAACAACCCCATCAGCGAGGGCACCGTATTCACCGACATCAAATGGGGCAAGGTGCCGCCGCTCAACAAGTTCCGCTTCGTGGTGGCCTATTGCGACTCGTCTTACAAAGACAGCCGCAAAAACGATTTCAAGTCCATCCCGCTCATCGGCGAGTTGAACGGCAACTACTACATTATAAAG